GGAGCAAGCTGTTCACGCCACAGATGATGGGTACCGGGGCAAGCATCAAGAACATTGTTATTGCCCCGGACGGCACCTGGATCAGTTGTGAAGTGGACTTGACGCTGAAACAGTGCAGCAAAGGCGACGGCAGCACCAGCCCTTCTTCCGGCGGCGGCGGTGGCGGCGGCGGAGGATACAAATACTCCGTGACGGTGTACTACAGCGGCAGCAGCGGCGCGATCAGTTCCGTGACCGGATACAGCAACATATCCAAGGAGGACGCGAGAAAGAAAGCCTGGGCCAAGGTGCCGGGCAACGCCCAATGGGCCAGCGAAACCAAGAAACAGGCCACCAACCAGACCACCAACGCGAAGAACGCCGCGAACACGACCACCGACAACGCGAAGAAGGACGCGACAAAGTACGTCAACGACAAGGTAAATACCGTCAAGAACGGCGGCGGCAGCAGCAAAGTAACAACCACGAAGACGGCCACGAAGGCCGTTCGTATGGTCGCATAAGGAGGGCGGCGTGCAATGGCAATGTATGAAGTGACCAGCGAACAAGCGCCGCTGGACTTTGAATGTACGATGGTCAGCAACATGACGGAGCGGACGATAAGGAACGCGAAGAATCTTATCACGCTCCGCATGGGCGAGGTACCGTATGACCGGCAGCGGGGACTTAACCCCGCTATTTTTGAACTCCCCTACGACGAAGCGGAAGCATTGATCGTGCAGGAGCTTGACCGGTGTATGCTCTGGGAACCGGACGCGGAGGTTGTGGAAGGATGGATCGAAATACGGCCCGACGGGGAAAGCGTCGTGCATTGCGTAATTGAAATCTCGTTTGAGGACGAAGAATAAAGGGGGCGAATCGGTCATGGAAGACAACGAAATCCACTATCTGACATACGACCCGGACGCCATCTGGGACGCCATGATTGACGCCTACCTGGAAGCGGGCGGCGACGTGCTGTATCCCGGGGACGAAAAGGAAATGCTGCTGCGGGGCGTGCAGAGCATCGTGATGCAGGCGTTTGCCGGAATCGACAACGCGCTACGCATGGACACGCTGCGCTACGCGGTGGGCGAATACCTGGATATCTACGGGGCGAAGCGGAATTGCTACCGGATTGAAGCGCAGGCAGCCCGGACAACGGCCCAGATTACCTTCCGCAATACCGGCGTGAGCGGAACGATTCCCGCCGGAACGCCGCTGACGGCGGACGGCGTGGTGATCTTCCAGACGGTGGAGGATATCGCGTTTACGGGTTATTCCGAAACGCAGACAATCGAAATCGTCTGCACGGAAGCCGGGGCCAAGGGCAACGGACTGACGACGGGGGCGGAAATGCAACTGCTGATACCGCCGGAGGAAGACAACGTGCTGAACATCACGGTTCTGGCGGACGCCCAGGGCGGCATGAACGAAGAGGACGACGAAACCTACCGGGAGCGGATCCGGGAATACGGCCTTATCACCGTGACCACCGGCCCGGCAACGCAGTATGAGAGCGTAGCCAAGGCCGTGACGAGTGAAATCATCGACGCGAAGGCCCTTAACGAAGGCGACGGCGAGGTTGGCGTATATCTGCTGCTGGCGGACGAGAGCGGCAGCGCCGCGATTATCGCCGCCGTGGAGGACGCGCTGACACCGGAGGACGCACGGCCCCTTACGGACACGGTAAGCGTGGCGCTGGCGTCAAAGAAAGAATATCTGCTGAAGGTGAAATACGGCACCAGCCCGGGAGCCAACGTGAGCGCCTATATCGCGGACGCGGTGAAGCGGTACCAGGAGTGGCAGGACAAGACCATCGGCCAGGCGTTCAACCCGGATATGCTGATGAGCTATTTGTACCAGGCCGGTTGCCTGCGGGTTGTATTCGACACGGGCAGCAACTTTGACGGCGGCACGGTGGAATACACCGAGATTGACCCGAACGAATACTGCAAAGGCACCATCACGCTTGAGGTGATTAGCACATGATTTCCAAGTTTGATCTGATTCGGACGGTGCCGAAGTTCATTCTGCGGGACAGAAACGGATTCGCTATGGCACGGGCCATTGAAGCGGCACTGAAATACTTCCTGGAAAAGAGCCAGGAAGGGCTGGACACGCTGCAGAACGTGGACAAAATGCCGGAATGGCGGCTGGACGAAATGGCCTGGGAAATGAACTGTCTATACGACGAAACGGCACAGGAAGAAGTGAAGCGGGAATGGATCCGAAACGCTATCCCGCTTTATTCCATCTGGGGCACAAAGGCCAGTATCGCGGAATATCTGAAGGGGTACTTCGGGGAAGTCGAAGTGCAGGAATTTTGGGAATACTCCGGGGATCCGTTCCACTTCCGGGTGACGGTGGGCGGCGAATGGACGCCGGAGAACGAAGCCTGGGCGCGGCGGGCCATTGAGCGTGCCAAGAACGTGCGGAGCGTGCTGGACGCGTTCCGGCTGGGTTGCCGGTGCTATTTTGCCATTGAAGCGACGGGCGAAATCAAAGACCGGTTCCGGTTCCCCTGCGCGGGCGAGCTTTGGGCCGGTGAATACCCGACGGAGAACATCAAATGGGAGATCGACAAGATTCCCGGGCCGAACTATGAGGTTGAGGACTTCGACGGGCGGGTTGCCTATGAAATGGCCGGAGAAAGGCCGGAAATCAATCATCTGCTTTCGCTGGACAATACGCCCCTGCAGGGCGACGAAGCGGAAGAAATCGTAACCACAATCTATTACCCGCTGTGCGGGGATCCAATATGCGGGGAATAGAAGCACGGGCGAAAGGAGGAAATAACCCATGGCGGAAAACAACGTATTCACCCTGGACAGCGGCTATCTGACAAGGAAGAAGCAGCAGCTTATGAGTGAAATCCGTTACGCGGAATACAAGGTAGGCAACACCTGGCACCGGACGGACATTCAGACAGCGCAGATTCTTTCTGACGGGCGCGTTGAGGTTGTTTTCGTGATCGACCATACGATTGCCGGGAACATCACGGTAACGGGCGTGCGGTTGCTGGACTACAACGGCGCTCTGGTCGGGAGCAAGACCACCAGCATCACCCGGGAAGACGCGACGGAAGGCATCAGTTATACGTGCCGGTTCCGTCTGTTCCAGGTTGTGGAGAACGAGAGCAACACAGGCGCGTATGACGCGCTATAACGCGAGAAAGGAGGACAAGGAACCTTATGGCCATTTTTAACCCGATTAACTGGAAAGACAGAATTGTGGAGCGGCCCCGGACGTATACCGAAGTGACGAACCCGGACGGGAGCCGGACGGATACTCCGGCACCGGGCGAGATCCAGGAACCCGGTACCCAAATCAGCGCGACAAATCTGAACCAGATGGATCATGGGATCCAGGACGCGAAGGTTGGCGCGGAGCTGATTCTGAACGCGCTGCGGCAAATCGGCTGGCGGACGGACGCGCTGGAAAAGGCGACGGTGCAGGAAACCGGCACGAAGACGCTGACCAACACGAAGAGCTTCCCCTTCAACGACAGCAAGTCCACGGTGGCGCTGACGAACGTAAGGGAGAACCTTAACTATGTGGTGGTTATCGTCGAAGCGACGGGAGCCGGAAACATCGGTGAGGTTGAAGTGAGCGACCGGCTGACGAACGGATTCAAGCTGGCGTTCAACGGCAGCGCGAAGAACGTGACGGTGAAATACGCTGTGATTGGAGGGTACAACGGATGATTAAGATTGTGAAGAGCGGCGGAGAAGGACACGGCATGAACTACCGGGAGTTCATCATTACCGCCGCCGCAGACGTGGCGAACCTTCCCAACAGCCAAACCCCTGCGCCGAACACCGCCGATATCGGCAGCGTGGCCTATACGCAGGATATGAGCAAGATGTATATGCTGGGGCCGGACGATGTATGGCGGGAGGTATGACGGATGGACGTTGTAACCCTGCTGAAAGCCCAGAAATACGCCAAAGCCCTGGTTGACGCGCTGGAAATCAACGCGGAAGAGCTGGAAGAAGGTTTGAAAGACCTGGGCGACTTGAAAAACCTTGTGGACGATATCGACGACGATCTGCTGATTGTGAACGAAGACGGCGACGTGGCAAGCAAGCTGATAATCAACCGGCTGCGGCAGCACATTTGGCAGAACGAAGACGACGCGCTTATCTGCGAGGAAGGCACGAAGACGCTGACCAACACGAAGAAGTTCCCCTTCAACGACAGCAAGGCCAGCGTTTCCCTGGCGAAGACCCAGAAGAACACCAAATACGTGATTATCGCGGAGGTTTCCACGGTGGCGGGAAATATCGGTGATATCAACGTAAGCGACAAGCTGGTGAACGGATTCAAGATCGCGTTTACCGGCGGAGCCAAGAGCGTCACCGTGAAATATTACGTGATAGGAGGAATCATCAAATGATTATCGAGTACAAAACCCCGGCGGCGGAAGAGAGCCATATCCCCTATGAGGTAAGCGGCAAGAAGGTTATCTTTGACGACGACCTTTCCATTAACCTTTCCAAACGGGAGAAGGACGACCCGGTACACATTGACGTGTGCTATGACGAGGACGGAGAACTGTGCATCGGCGCGGCGGCTGGCTGGGCCTATGTGGCGGAAATTGACATTCCGGCCAGGGAATACGAGTATCCCGAAGTCGAAGAAGGCGAAGAACCCGAACCGCCGGTTCCGGTTCCGCTGGATATGGACAAAGTTACGCTGACATAGGCC